CCATTTGACACCATCAAAACGCCAAACAGCACCATTATCATCTGTATATGTTTGCCCATTGGCGGGCGAGGAAGGAAATGTTAAAGGCATAAGATATTATGTTGTATTATAAGAACGTTTTTTAAAATTTGTCGAAGTCATATTGGCGCCGGTACCCCATCGTAGCACTACGTCTGCATTGTTACCGCCGCTTGCTGTCAAGATACGCCATCCCATTTTACAAATAAGAAATTCATTATTTAAACGAAATTCAGGCGCACTCCATGTGACGGTAGTTGTTTGTGTTACTGTAGTTGATAAATTTGATATTGTTGTTCCTTGCAGTAAGGCGCCTGTCAATTCTGTTACTGATGCCCATGCTGTACCACTACGAACACCTTTGAACACACGCATTGTAATGGCGCCTGAACCTGTAGCACCTAACGTCACAGAAATAACGGGGAAATTAAATACCCAGTTACCTGCAGGAAATACGCCGTTATATTCATATAATGTTGAAATACTATCTGTGGAACTCAATAAGGTAGGGGGTGTGTATATTGCAGTAGCGGCATATGAGTTGTCAACTGTTGGTGCGGTGGCGTTAGGAATGGCAGTCGTGCCCCATCCTGTAATCTCAGCACCCTGACTTAACCCCGTAGTGTTATAGTTGGTAGTCGTCGTTCGAACGTTCCATCCTGTAACCGATGTGGCGGCAGCTGCCGCGGCAGCTTCATCCCACCATAAGCGGTTCGGGTTGGTACCGCCAACGTTAATTTGTCGCAAGTTCCATGTTTTACTGGGCATCGCTCACCTTTTCAAAAGTATAGTTACAACCTGACCACTCAATCATATGTGCCTCTATTGCAGGCAAAAATTTACATCCAGCATGATAGTATGCAGTATCTCGTCCGGTGCATGTGCCTAAGCCATTTTCATCCCAGCGAAAATAAGCACATTTTCCTGGGACAACTTGTACTAAAGGTTCAGATATGGGTTGAAAGTTACCATCTTCGGTTTGAAAAATGTTTTCCGTATCCCCACAACAATTACCGCACCGATTACAATAACCTGTGCGTTTCCAGATGGAACCATCGACTAATGATTCCATCAACACTTCCTGAGGTTCATTAGGATTTTCATTAAGTACTGTTAAAAATTTCATGAGAAGAATACCGAGACATGAAGTTCATTTACTGTACCTGCTAATGCTGTAGTTTCCAACCAAACAAAACTGTTTGCGGGAATAGATCCACTTGTTACCGTGATGGCTTGTCCTGTTGTGATGTTTGTTACTGCTGTTGATGCAATGATACCTGTTCCTGCGGCACTTCTATCTGTTGCATGACGCAGAATCAACGTGACTGATTGTCCACCTGACCCACGAAGTACCGCTTCTACAGCTGTCATCGTAATGGCAACATCTGTATAGAACAAGGTGATATCTTCAGCAGATGTTGGATCCATGATGCTAATGGATTTGGGTGCTGAACTTCCTTGACTTCCCGTGAATCCCGTGTCGCCTTTACTTCCCGTGAATCCAACGCTTCCGTCGAATCCTGTATCGCCTTTGCTACCAGTAAATCCAGCTCCTTGGCTACCGGTAAAACCAGTATCGCCTTTGCTTCCATCAAATCCAGCTCCTTGGCTGCCGGTGAAACCGACACTACCAGTGAATCCTGTATCGCCTTTACTTCCCGTGAATCCAACGCTTCCGTCGAATCCCGTGTCACCTTTGCTTCCATCAAATCCAGCTCCTTGGCTGCCGGTAAAACCAGTATCGCCTTTGCTACCAGTAAATCCAGCTCCTTGGCTGCCGGTGAAGCCCACGCTTCCGTCGAATCCCGTGTCACCTTTGCTACCGGTGAAACCAGTGTCGCCTTTACTTCCCGTGAATCCCGTGTCACCTTTGCTACCGGTAAAGCCTACACTACCATCAAAACCGGTATCGCCTTTACTTCCAGTGAATCCCGTGTCGCCTTTGCTTCCCGTGAATCCTGTGTCGCCTTTGCTACCAGTGAATCCCACGCTACCATCAAAACCGGTATCGCCTTTGCTACCAGTAAATCCAGCTCCTTGGCTACCAGTGAATCCCACGCTACCATCAAAACCGGTATCGCCTTTACTTCCGGTGAAACCTGTATCACCTTTGCTTCCAGTAAAGCCCACGCTACCGGTAAATCCCGTATCGCCTTTACTTCCGTCAAATCCGGCTCCTTGGCTGCCAGTAAAGCCCACGCTACCGGTAAATCCCGTATCGCCTTTACTTCCGTCAAATCCGGCTCCTTGGCTGCCGGTGAAACCGACACTACCAGTGAATCCTGTATCGCCTTTGCTACCGGTAAATCCTTGAGGGACTTCAGCTTGTATGATATCTAAAATGTTTTGTGGCATGTTTATTCCTTACTAGGTTCTGTAGGCCATATAATATTTGCTAAATTTACTGTATTAGGAAAATCACGAAGTTGTTGCCGATAATTTTCCCATTCTAGTTTTTTAATTTCAGTCAAAGGAGCATTCGGCAATTGTGTCCAATCGCTCCGTAACAATATATCATTACGTCGATTACGGAGATCCATCATCAGTAAATTTTGTGTTTGTACTATTTGTTCCGAAGTTTTTTGGACAACTTCATGCCAACATTCTACAACATCTCCTGATATTCTCATTTTCATTTCAATAAGTTCAGTAACAGGATTTGCTATTAAATGATGTGGCATATTCAAAAATACCACTTTGTACCAGTTATTTATTAAAGCATCTTGAACTGGAATTTCTGTAGGTAAAGCTCTAGGAGCTGTGACGATTTCATTTTCAATAACGTTACAATAATACATAGTATTTTTTGTTAAAAGTTAAGGCCAGCGAGCAGCCATGGCTGCTCTGAAAGTTTTTGCTGCAGCATCTGTTAAAGGTGTTGTGAAAATAGCAATTTCTTTTATATATCCAGACACGAATGCATCTTCTCCTCTGCGTCCAACATAGATGCCAAATCCCGATTCCCAAAGCAAACGATTATTAAATCCTCCTACATACACATTCATATCAGTTCCTGTTGTATCTGTATTTAAAAAATATCGAGGAGCTGTATAATTGGTAAGATCCGTCCAAGTTATAGAACTGCCTATTTGACCAAGTTCTGCTGCCCAAGTCAAACCAGTCGAAAGATTTTCAACTATAAACCAATTATTTTCTAAAGTAGAAGGATTAAAACTCCATTCGTGTATAGTTGATTGAGTTCCACCTAGAATTGCGTGAGTAGTATTTGGTGTAGTAGATATAGAATCCGTTCTAACAAATATATGCTTTGCCTCTATATTGGTGGAGATATTTTGTGTTAATCCATAAGAAGAAGATCCATTTAAAAAAAGGCCTGTGGCTGCGGTAGCTGATGTCACATTGAACAATGTGAAATTCAATCCTCCATTAACAGAATTCCATGCAGAATTTGATAATCCAGAATCAGCTTTCCACCAATATTCAGGTGTTAGAGTCCCTGAATTATAACGAACACGAATTAAACCTTGGGCACCAAGACCGCCAAGTCGGGTTTGGCCGCCGGATACTTTTTGTCCTCCACTACCACCACCGCCGTAAATATTTCCGGTAAGTCCTGTAAAGTTTACATCACCCGGCGTTCCAATTGCACCAGTTCCTCCAAAATCTGCCGTGCCAGTGCCAGGACCCACATTTATATTTGCATTGCCTCCGTCGCCGGCGGACCCCGCAGCACCGCCGCCTGAAGAAAACTCTATTCCTGAACTAACTACGTTAAGTGACCAGCCCACATTGCCGTTGCCGCCTATATATGTCACATCTCCAATATTTGGAAAGTCTATCCCTCCTCCCTTGCCCGCTTCCGCCGCCTCCGATGAGCTAAGCCCGGTCCCTCCTTGGGTGCCGCCTTGCGCAAGAACTTGGTTACTATTCCAAGTTGTGCCTGAACCTGACGCACCTACCACATACGGTATAGATTGTGAAGCAGACGGATATGTTATTATACTTCTTGCATATCCACCGCCGCCGCCACCGCCGCCGCCGGCACCGTTTACAGAACTATTTCCGCCGCCGCCACCGGCCCCCCAACATTCAATTTGAACTTGTGTTATATTTTCAGGCTTTGTCCAGTTTCCTGCGCCTGTTGTACTTAACAAAACTTGAGTATCCCAAACAAATTGTCCAGGACCTTTAAATATTCTTCCAAAACCTCGTACGGATGCTGTTCCTAAACCACTAAAAATAGGAGTCATGATTATGCAAACTTTGTACGTGAAGCTAATACTGTAAATGTCGCACTAGCAGTTTTCATAATACTGTACGTATATACTTCAATACTGTTAGTATTTCCTGAGCTAGGTGCTGATCCCCCTTCCCATTTAGGTGTGATACCGACTCCATCAATTTGAAATGCGGTAGCATAAAAAGCTGAGGCTCCGGTGGTCACTAAAAAAGCAATAGTTAAAGAATCATTAATTGCCATCATAGTATTCAATGATACGGTTGCAGAAGCACGGACATTTAATGTCCAGTTTGCAGTAGCATTACTAGTATAATATAATACAGATTGTGTGGCAGCATCAAAATTTATAGTGCCTGTGGCTGCGGTAGCTGATATTGTGGATCTTTCTAATAGAGCCTGAATCCTCATTGCTCCAGTTGAAGCATCATAACTTAATTTTGTTGATGTAGTTTTAGCCGTAGTATTACTACCAATAAAACCAACCATAACAGGATATAAACTAGCAGATGTTGTATCATCTGTTGTATTAATTAATGTTGATGGGCCGGCGCTACCGGTAAAGCCTGTATCTCCTTTGCTACCGGTAAAGCCTGTATCTCCTTTGCTACCGGTAAAGCCTGTATCTCCTTTGCTACCGGTAAAGCCTACGCTACCATCAAAACCGGTATCGCCTTTGCTTCCTGTAAAGCCTGTTGCACCCTGTGATCCAGTATAACCAATACTTCCAGTATATCCTCGTGGTCCCAAGTTAGCAGTAACTTGCCAAGTGCCATTAGAATAGAAAAACTCTACAGTGATACCTTTTACATTTAATAAAACATCATCAGCAACACCTTCAATGGTAGATCCATTTCTACCAACTGTTAAGTTATTAATACTCCAATTATCACCGTCTGTAATGATAAGCCAATCACCTGATGCTGGCGAAGCGGGCAAATTAAAGGTGAAACTTCCGCCTGTGGTGTTGGCAATGTATCGTGAGGAGGGAACACCTGTGGTAGTAGATGTCACAGTAGTCCAAAGTCCTAAACCAATACCTTGACTGCCTGTAAATCCGACACTGCCTGTAAATCCGACACTACCAGCATAACCAACATTTCCCTGTGACCCTTGATAGCCGCGCGGCCCTAAGTTAGCAGTAACTTGCCAAGTGCCATTGGAATAGAAAAATTCCAAAGTGATTCCTTTTATATTAACTAAAACATCATCAGCAACACCTTCAATGGTAGATCCATTTCTAGAAATAGTTAAATTACTAGCACTCCAATCGTCGCCATCTGTGATGATAAGCCAATCTCCTGATGAAGGAGATGCCGGCAAATTAAATGTGAATCCAGAGCCACTTGTAGTTATAATATACCGATTACTTGCTGTTCCTGTTACTCCTGTAGTGCTTACACTAGTCCATGAACTTAATCCTAACCCTTGGCTTCCTGTATATCCTGTGTCACCTTTACTACCAGTAAATCCACGTGCTCCTACAGTACCTGAAAGATTAATAGTCCATGATGTGTAAGTTCCAGAACCCGTAACAACTGTGATATCTAGAACAAGTGATCCTGTCCCGGGATCGTAACTAGTTACTGTACCTTCCATGAAATTGTTGACATCATATACAACTTTCACGGCCTGAGTTGCACTATAAGCTAATTCAGTTTCAACAGTAAAAGTTTTTGAACCTGTTGTTATACTATGTGAGGTTGTACTAGTAGTTAAATACTGGTCTCCGTCTATACCAGCAGAACCAGTGAAGCCAGTGTCACCTTTGCTACCAGTGAAGCCTATGTCGCCCTTGCTACCAGTGAAACCAGTGTCACCTTTACTACCAGCGAAGCCTACACTGCCGTCAAAGCCTGTATCACCTTTGCTTCCAGTAAAGCCCACACTGCCGTCAAAGCCTGTGTCGCCTTTGCTACCGGTGAAGCCCACGCTTCCGTCGAATCCTGTATCACCTTTGCTTCCAACAAATCCTGTATCGCCTTTGCTACCGGTGAAGCCCACGCTTCCGTCGAATCCCGTGTCACCTTTACTACCAGTAAAACCAGTATCACCTTTGCTTCCAACAAATCCTGTATCACCTTTACTACCAGTGAAACCTACACTACCGTCAAAGCCTGTGTCGCCTTTACTACCAGTGAAACCAGTATCACCTTTACTACCAGTGAAGCCCACACTGCCGTCAAAGCCTGTGTCGCCCTTGCTACCTGTGAAGCCCACACTGCCGTCAAAGCCTGTGTCACCTTTGCTGCCAGTGAAACCAGTGTCACCTTTGCTGCCAGTGAATCCAACGCTTCCGTCGAATCCCGTGTCACCTTTGCTACCGGTGAAACCAGTGTCACCCCTATCTCCAGTTCTTGCAAAAGTAATTATTACATCTTCGCCGTTTGAAAACGCAGTTGAACCTGTGATATAAGCACATGATACAGTGAAATAACCAACATTTTCAGTAATAGATGTGATAGTAAAAATGGAAAAATCATTAGCATCCAACTTATTAGACAACCTAAAATGACCTTTTAGTTGAGAAGTGCTGTCATCAATGGTTCTAAGAAATGTTTGAATATCCATTGCACCATCATTGGTATCATCAATATACATTTCTGTGGCTAATGATAAATTGGCATTATTGAATGATATTTTTCCCTGACCCGGATCTACATTACTTGTGTTAGTATCAAAGGTGTAATCAAAAGTAGCACCACCAAAATTACCGTCGGCGCCACGACTTCCGGTGAAACCTACACTACCGTCAAAGCCTGTGTCACCTTTGCTTCCGGTAAAGCCTGTATCGCCTTTGCTTCCGGTGAAGCCTACGCTTCCAGTGAAACCAATTGATCCTGTAAAACCAGTGGCGCCGGTACTGCCGTCAAATCCTGTCACTCCTTGACTGCCATTAAATCCTGTGGCTCCTTGACTTCCGGTGTATCCAATGCTTCCAGTAAAGCCAGTATCGCCTTTGCTTCCTGAAAATCCAGAATCGCCTTTGCTTCCTGTATATCCTATGAGTCCACGACTTCCCGTAAATCCTGTGGCACCATCTTGTACCATAGGATTAGAGAATAAAATCCATTGAGAATTATAATAGTAATAGGATTTACCAGTAGTGCTATCCACCCAGATAGCTCCTTCAACCGGAGATCCTGGTGCAGTTGTTGAAGCTGTTACGGTATATTGACTTCCTGTGTATCCAGTACTTCCAGCATATCCAGTATCACCTTTGCTACCAGTAAAACCTGTGGCGCCTTGACTTCCAGTAAATCCCTGCGACGTTGTGACAGCATCCACCCATTGACCACCGTCCTCATCTTCATACCAAATTTTTAATTGGCCATCTTCAGAATTCCACCAAAGAAGACCGTCAATAGGGGAGTTGGGGGCAGTTGTGGAAGTTACAACTGTTCCAATAGCAACTACGGAAGCAGTTCCGTCATCTTTTTTTAGAAATACTCTACCATCATGTGTATTGATGGCTAATTCTCCGAGTTCCAAATCACCTACAACAGGTATTTTTCCCTGAACTGCGGAGCGCTTAATTTTAATCAAGTTCGCCATATGGCTCCTATATAACGCTATAAAGCAAGGATATTGACAACTACTATATAGTAGTGTTATATTACAAGTATATTTATACGTTCTTGAACTGAGGTGTGTGAAATGACCGTGAGAATTGCCATTGTTGATGTGATGGGCTTGTCGTATGATCCAACCACTTTGGAAAATTATGGGTTGGGAGGCTCAGAATCCGCTATAATTTACATGGCGCGAGAACTGAAAAACCAAGGGTTTGTTGTCACAGTTTTCAATAACTGTACCGACAGTCGAGCCAAAGAAGGGATATATGACGGTGTGGAGTATATTGATATCCGTCAACTTCAGAATAACCAGAATTATTCATGTGACATCTTAATTTCATCCAGAACCATTTTACCGTTTCTACCAGAAGATTTTAGATATCCTGGACATATGAACCGGTATCAATGTTTACGTAAATCTGCGAAACTAAAGGTTTTGTGGTTACATGATACGTTTTGTTCAGGAGATGAGTTTGTTGAAGAATTGTTAGTGAAAAATTACATTGATGAATTGTTCACACTTTCAGATTTTCACACATCATACATCACCAATTGTTTACATCAGAAAAGAAGAAATTTTGAAGTATTAAAGAATCGAGTGTTTGTCACAAGAAATGGAGCACGTAAATATATTGATTCAGTAGATGTGAATGCCAAAGATAAAAACTTATTCATTTACAACGCATCTATCAGCAAAGGATTAATGCCCCTTGTAAATAAAATTTGGCCTAAGTTAAAGCAACTATTACCTGACATTAAGTTGCGTGTCATTGGCGGCTTCTATCGTTTTCATGATGGAGCTGAACCAGATGAGCAAGAAAAGCAATGGCGTGAATTGTCTCAGCGTGATGATTTGAGAAATCTAGATGTTGAATTCACAGGTCTGATTCCACAAAAAGAAATAGCTGAACATTTAGCATCTGCACGTTTCATGATATTCCCAGGTGCCTTCCCAGAAACATTTGGCATTTCATCATTGGAATCCATGTTGTATAACACACCAGTGATTACTAACAGATTTGGAGCGTTGGAAGAAGTAGCGATTGATAATGCTTGTTACAAAGTAGATTATGCTATTCAACCAAATGGATTGTTCCCAGAAATTAATGAAGATGGACAAGTTGAAAAATTTGTGGAAACGGTTCTTCATGCATATAGGAACGATTATTTGTATTTGCAAAAATCACAATTCTGTAACATCGTTCATGATGTAGCAGGATGGGGTGGAATCGCACTACAATGGAAACAACACTTCTATCGTAAGTTGAATTTATATCTTCCAGTTGAGGATTATCGTGCTGTAACAAAATTGAATCGCCGTATTCATGAAGTGTATGGTAGACGTTTCAGTAATACTGAAGAATGGAATGAATATTCCCATGGACCTCAGCAGCATATTTCCATCATCTCACCATTCTATAATGCAAAACAATATTTAAAAGATTGCATTCTTTCTACGGCCACACAAGACTACGAAAACTTCACTCATTATTTGATTGATGATGCATCTACTGATGGTTCGTTTGATGTTGCACAAGACATCATTCATTCATTGCCATCTCATATACAGAAAAAGTATAAACTCATTCGTAATGGAAAAAATGTTGGAGCTGTCTGTAATCAAGTATTAAACATTCTACCCCTCCCAGACGATGACATCATCATGATGTTGGATGGCGACGATAGCTTAATTAATAGAAACGATTTGTTTCACAAGTATAACAACATCTATGACGGGTCGGTAGAATTTACATATGGATCTATGATGTCAATGGCAGACAACATTCCTCTGATAGCACAACCATATCCTGATTATGTGCGGCAAGCCAAGTCGTATCGGACGCATATTTTCGCATGGGGTATTCCATACACCCATCTTCGTACATTC